ACCGCTAATCGGTGGGGAGTAACACCACTGCAAGCGGCAAAGATTATGATAGATGTCGCTTATATCAAAGAGGCTTGGAGCTGGGTAAACATGGACCAGTTTTTAAACAATTACATTCACCAGAACGCCAACGGTGAGCTGCCATCTGGGGCCAGAAAGGAAATAGACAAATGAACAAAGAAACAAACAAATGCACTACCGAGAGCGGCCCCAGTGGGTCAACTCCACCGGATTGTTCTGTTCCTGTGCGCTCTTGCTTGGTACCCGAGAGCTTTATTTTAGCATTTGGCGATTATGCGAAAAAAGTCAAATGTCATGACGCAGAATCCATCAGGAGCGCATTCAAATGTCGGGAAGCGTGGGTGACACTGCAAAAAGAGCTAATCGCTTGGGTTGAAACGGAACAGAACGCCTGAGTTCACCGGCTGGCCGCAGTTTGACCAGTCCGAGTGAAACGACTTGTTATCACATCAAAGGAGGTGACGGAATGAAAGAGCAGATGATTTATGACGCTGAAAAAACCATCGCACAAATACTAAGCAAGCTATCGCTTGAACTTAGAACCCCCGTGGGTTGCCGTGTAACAGTCGGAATAGGGTGTACAAATGATAAAAGTGAAGAATTACTAGAAATGACTCATACAGTATACATTTTCCCGATAGAAGAATAGTGATGCTAGAACTCCGACCATACCAACAAGAGGCCGTCGCCGCCGTTAACGCCCACCTGATGACCAAGGACACCGCGCCTTGCATAGTGTTGCCGACTGGCGCGGGCAAGAGCCTGGTGATGGCGTGGCTGTTGATGGAGTGGAAACGGGACTACCCTCCGTTCCGGGCTTGTGTGTTGGCACACCGCAAAGAACTGGTGCAGCAGAACTCGGCGGAGCTGGCCGGGATCATGCCCATGGGCGACATAGGGGTGTTCTCGGCGGCTCTGGGAAGACGCGACTATGACGCCGGTATCCTGTTCGCCAGTATCGACAGCGTCTATAATAAGTTTAATGACCTGCCGCCGTTTGACGTGCTAATCGTGGACGAGGCGCACAGGATACCGGCCAAGGGGGAAGGCAAATACCGGACGTTTATTCAAGGCTGCAAGAAGATCAATCCTAACCTGCGGGTGATCGGGCTGACGGCCACACCGTACCGCATGGGGTGCGGGCCGATATGCCACCGGGATCATATACTTAATGAAGTGGTGTATGATGCCAACGTAGCTGACTTGATAGCACAAGGGTATCTCTCGAAGCTGCGTAGCAAGGTCTCGGAGATAGCGCCCGATCTCTCAAAGGTGGAGCGCAATAGAGGCGGTGACTACAAGGAGGGTTCACTGGCCAAGGCTGCCGCGCCGGTGGTGCAGAAAGCGATCCAGTCGGCTGTGTCGCATATCATTGCCGAGAAGCGCAAGGCTGCTATCTTCTTCTGCGTGGACGTGGAGCATTGTCATGCAGTGAGTCTGGAGCTGCGCAAGTATGGCATCAATGCGCCTGCGGTGACGGGCAAGACACCGATCAGGGAGCGGGAGAGGATTGCCAAGGGATTTATTGAGGGGCGCTATAACGCGCTCTGTAACGTGAACGTCTATACCGAGGGATTTAACGCGAAGCGGGTTGATTGCGTGGTGCTGTTGCGCCCTACCCTCTCTATGGGCTTGTATAGCCAGATGGTCGGGCGTGGCCTGCGGCTGCATCCTAACAAGAGTGATTGCCTGGTATTAGATTACGCGCACTGCATCGAGGAGCACGGGCCGATTGATTGCCTGGACCCCGGCAGGGTGACGCTCCAGCGGTGCGGCGAGTGCGGCGACAGTTTCAGCCGCGCCGTCGGCAAGTGCCCGCATTGCGGTTGGGAGATACCGCCGCAGGAGCGGGAGAAGCATGAGGCAGAGGAGCGGGAGCGGCGTATGCACGAGGCGGAAGCGTCGCAACGGTCGATACTGGGCGACATGCCGGAGGTTGTGCCCGTGGATAGTGTGACGGTTAACCGGCATGTCAAGGACGGCTCGCCTGATAGCATACGGGTGTCGTACCGCTCGGGGCTGTCCACGTATCGCGAGTGGGTCTGCCTGGACCATCCCGGCTATGCCGGCGAGAAGGCGCGGCGCTGGTGGCATTTGCGTTTCAGCCGCAGTCACATGGACGGGTCAAGTGTCGATTCCGCCCTGCAAGAGCTTTTCCTGCCTCAAGAGATTTTGAGGGTAACAGAAACTTTAACCGTGCGTAAGCGCGGCAAATACACGGAGATCGTTGATTATGGCTTCAGAACATAACCCTTTGCTGACCGCAGCTCTGCATTATGCAAGTATCGGCTGGCGGGTGTTCCCGTGCCGCCCCGGCACGAAGGCACCGCATATCCAGAACGGCTGCCGTGGCGCGACCACTGATCCGGAGCTGATCACCACCTGGTGGACGCGCTGGCCAACCGCCAACGTGGCAGTGGCTTGCGGTGATGGCCTGTTCGTGATTGATGTTGATGTTGAGGACACCAAGAACGGCTGGGAGTCGCTGAAGGAGTTCCCGGCGTTGCCCGACACGGTGCGCCAGGACACGCCGAGGGGTGGCGCACATTTCATTTATACGAGTGACAAGCCGCCGCGCAACAAGAACAACTTCCGTCCGGGGATCGACATCCGCAGTGACGGCTATTATATCATGGTGCCGCCGTCGATACACCCCAACGGCAAGACCTATGCCTGGGCCGATGGTCACGCGCCGGGCATGATAGCACTGGCGGAGTATCCCGACTTCATGCGGCCACCGGAACGGGAACCATTACCTTGGGACAACGTGAAGCCTATCACGGCGCAACCGGCAAAACCGTCGTCTAACACAGTGTCGCATGACGTGCTGGATCGTGCGCGTGAGTACTTGGCCGAGTGTGATGCGGCAGTGCAAGGCTCAAACGGCCATGACAAGTTGCTATGGGCTGCCCGCGCTTTAGTGATCGGGTTTGAAATTGACGAGGGCACGGCGACCAGCTTGCTATGGAGCGACTACAATCCGCGCTGTGTGCCGCCGTGGAATAGAGATAACCCGGCGGAGGTAAAAGACTTCGAGCGAAAGGTCAAAGAGGCACAAAGAACACCAGGAGAACGCCCGAGGGGCTGGCTGTTGCAGGAGTACGCGCTTGCGCCGAATGAGGCGGAAATGGCTTACGGGCAGCAATTGAGGGCTGATCTACTCGCCGCCAGCGAGAAATCCGAGCCGGAACCCGCACCAGTGGCCGAAGAATCGACTGGCGAGGAGTTGACGGTGGTTAGACCGCGCTTTAATCCGCCGCCGAACCAGTGGCCGGACTGGATACTCGAACCTCCAGGGCTTGTCGGGCAGTTCTGCCAATACATCAACCAGACGGCGGGCTGCTACCAGCCATTGCTGGCGCTGGGGGCGTCGCTGGTGGCCTGTGGCGCATTGATGGGGCGCAAGGTAAGGGATCAGTCCAATGGCCGCACAAACCTCTACATGATGGGCGTGGCGCATAGCTCGGCTGGCAAGGACCATCCGGCAGACTGTATTGAGCAGGTGTTTGCCGCTGCGGGAATTGCTCACCTGCTCGGTGGTTCGCGTGTAACGAGTGACAGCGCCATTGAGATTGCCTTGGAGCACAACCCGGTGCAGCTCTACCACTGGGACGAGATAGGGCACATGTTCGCTGCGATCAAGCAGGCTGGCGTCGGCTCTGGCGGTGCGCAACACTTGCGGACTATCGTGCCGGCATTGATGCAGCTCTACTCATCTGCTCATAAAATCTATGCAGGGAAGCAGAGGGCGTCTGAAGAGGTGCGGCGTATCGATCAGCCGCATGTATGTGTATGGGGGCTGACTTCGCCGGATGTGCTCTATTCAGGACTCTCTACGGCTGAGCTGCGTGATGGTTGGTTGGGGCGCGTGACGACTCTGATAAGCCATGACCGCCCCAAGTACATTATCAAGCAATCGGTGCCGCCGCCTGATAATCTGATCCAACTAACTCAGGCATGGGTGCAGCGCGTGATACCGCCACCTCCGGGATCGGGTGATATACTCGGCGCGACTACCTGTCATCAGATAGTAGTACCGACTAACAGCGCTGCTCTGAAGGTCTTTGAGCAGTACCGGGACGAGTGCTATGAACGCATGATAAGGTGCGATAAGGATAATGACCTGACTCAATACCTGTGGGGTAAGGCTTTGCAGAACGCCCGGCGCATTGCTCTGATACTGGCTGCCGGCTGCGCTTTCGATGGCGCAGAAATTCAGGAGTTTCATGCCAAGTA